TTGCATTGGTTGTTATATTAGTTGCATTCGTTGCAATGTTTGTTGTATTTGTAGAAATATTAGAAGTGTTTGTAGAAACATCAGTTTCAATTGAAGCCAATGCTGTGCTAGGAGAATCTCCCATAAAAAAAGCAAAAGCCTCATCATCATCGCGTAAGGTTTCTGGTGTGTAAGTATTATTTAAGGCAAAAATTAATTGATCCAAACTTTGAACCATTTGTGCCATTTGAGATTGGTCGTATTGTTGTGTTGCTTGAGGTAATAAAGGAACTGTTATCTTAGTCATTATTTTCCTCTCATACCATCTGGTTTAGCATCAAATCTAAGTGTTCCATAACGCCATTTGTCATCAACAGCATCACTTGATACTCTAAGTGCAAGTTGTCTGCCTCTTATACGCGTATCTTTTTTAGTTGTAGATGTTGCAATTGCAAATGGTCCGTGTGTTGTTTGTGTTGTTGCTGGATATGCACGTGATTTAACAGTTACATCTACCTCACCCACTTGATTTTTAAAGTCAGGAATAAATCTTGATATGGACATAAAATTATCACCGTCTGCAATGTCAATATCACCTGATTCAATGTGACAATTCATAGCAGAACCATCATCATTAACTCCTTCTTCATGGGCATATATAAAAGTTCTACCTTCTTTAACGCCATTAATAGTAGAAATAGTTGTAGTTGTATCAGAAGCATCAAATTCTGCTGCATATGGATTAGGATATACACCGCGATCTGCCCAAGAACTACGAGACAATGTTCCTATGTACCATAAATTTTCTGCATAATTGTAAGTCACATGTCTATCTATTTGTGTAGAATTAGAAGAAGGGTAAAACCAAATAACTTCATTAAAATCTGAATTAACTGCACAAAAAACATCACCTAGTGCATTGTTATTTATATCATCAAATACATAATCTTGTACACTACATGGTATTTTTTTAACTGCACCATCAAACATGAAAAATGAATCATTACCCATCCAATAAGATATACCACTAACATCAACAGCAGAATTAATTCCTACAGCGCCACAATTAGAACCAAGTTGTTTAAATCCAAAAGTAAATGGTGGTCCTATAAATTGCATTTGATACAAAGCTGTATCTGTATAAATTAATATTGCACCTCTTGATCGCACAGCAGTATTAATTTGATTACCATCTGTTAATCTTTGTGATCCTGCAGTATTTGTTGCAGTGGGTGTCCATGTGGTAGTTGATTCTTGATCTGACCAACGTATAAACATATTGTCTTGAGTTGTTGTTGTGCCTATTGTAGTCTCTGTACCAAAACAAATAACATGTCTGTCATCACCAGAAACTAACATAAATCTTGATTTAGTTGGTGCACCAGAAACATTTGTTCGTGATGCTAGATTACTTGATAAACCTCCTGATGTATCCCAATAATATATACTGCCATCAAATTTTTGTGCTAAAACATCTTCTCCCCAGTTATCAAGTGACCATTTAGCAGATTGAAGTAAAACACCTTCTGCACCAGTTAAACCTTCACGTGATGTATCCCATGTGCTTGAGCTCCATGTACCAGCACCCCATCCATATCCATAGATAGATGTTGGTTGTCCAGTATTAATTTGATAAGTAGCATTTGCTGTAGCACCTGTCGTTGATGAAGTAGCTGCTCCACCAGCAACTATTGTATATGTATTAGAACTAGGTACTGTTTGAATCTCAAATTCACCTTGTAAATTAGCGGCAGATATACCTCCTACTGCACCACTAACACTAGCAATAGTAACAAAATCACCAATTAACGCACCATGATCTGCATCTGTTACAATGACCGTTGTTGATTCATCTGTTGTTTCAAATTGTGTTATGTTACCTGTGCCTGTAGCACGTGTCGGTGTAATATCAGCATACGCATTATCTGAATAAGCATACACTTTTTTATTTGTGCCATACACAGCATAGTTAACACCTTTTAAATCTGAATATGTAAGAACTGCACGTGTTGCGCCTAATAAAGCATCACTTGTTACTTTTGTCCAACCACCTATTTTTTCTGGTTGTCCATAACGAAAGCGAACATTATCACCATCAACCCATCTGCCTTCTGCACCGTACTCGGTATTTTGTTTATCTATACCTGGGGCAATTTGTAATTTAGTTAGTGGCATAGAATGGTATCCAGTAATCTGTTCCATTTACATTAACACGAACATGTCCTGTTAATGATCCCACGCTTGTATCTGTTGTTATGCTTGATGATTGATCTGATGCACTTGTGCCATCAAATTTAATAAACTCTTGATCTGTGTCGTCTTGGTCTAAAGATAAACAAGCAATAGCGCCAGAAGAACTTGATTGATTTATTTCCACCATTGCGTCTGATGGATCTTGACAACCGAAACCAACCTTATCAGCAGAACCATCAATAAAAAAAGCATCATCTAAATTATTTGTTTCACATCTAAAATCTAAAGAAGCAGAACTATCATTCCATGTAAATCCTCCTCCATCTAAATCAACAGCACCAGATATTTTTGCTGCTCCTGTTACATCTAGAGGAACTGAAGGGCTGGCATTAAATATACCTACACGATCGTTTCCTGCATCTACAAAAATTGCGTTAGCATTACCATTAGATTCAATTCTAAAATCAACATCTGCTGAAGATTCATTAAACACAAACGAGCCTCCATCTAATGATACATTTCCAGCTACTGCTAATGTTCCATTTGCTGATATATTTCCACAATCAGCTAAAACATCAAACATTGTCGAACCATCAGAATATAAAATATGTTTTGACGATGCTACTAAATTTGTCGCTGTTCCGCCTGCTGGTTTAAAGCCTAGTGTATAAGAGCTCATGCTAGTTGCATTATCTACAATATACCATGTTTCTACGGCTTCTGATTGTATAGTTGTGTTACCAGATAACGTGCCTGTTAATTTAATTATGGCATTACTTTGTTCGTCTGTTGTAGAACCATCTGTTGCTGTTAGTGAATCTGTTGTACTTGCAATAGCTACAGACACATATCCTTTTGTTGCTGATTCTAATTTTTGTAAATTGTTATTTGTTTTAGTACCCCAAGATCCTGAGTTTTCACCAGTTGCTTGAAGTTCTAAATTTAAACTGCTTGTATATGTTGATGCCATTTATCCTCCTTACACGTCATCTATTAAAGCTGCTACAATGCAATTTGCTGTTGCATCGCCTGCATCACCTATGTCAGATGATATAGCATGTATATTTCCAACTGTCACTTGTGGTAATCTTGCAAACCATGATTCACTAGGACCTATAAATATTCCATCTGCTAAATCATTTGCTGCAGTGCCACCGTCAATTGATATTACAATTCCATCTGCAGAACTTGTATTTTTAATAAATAAAAATTTTACTTTATCACTCGTGCTTACTGCTGTCATATCTGTATCTTGATCAACAGCTGTATAATCAATAAAACGACCAGCAATTAAATCAGCACTTGTTGTAGTTACTGCTGTAAGTTTATAATACCATTTATCATTAGCATCATCAGGTGTTACTGTCATAGATCCTGATATACTTTTTGCTATTTCATCAGGTAAAACTGTAACGGTTATTGAAACGCTTGCATCATCAGCCATAATATCTCCTAATCAGTTGATCCTGGTTCTACATTTTTCCATGTGGATGTTTCACTATCATCAGTTGCACTCCATATAAAAAAATCAAGACTTCCAGCACTAAATGTAATTAAATTTTGAAATTCTGTTCCAAAAGCATCTTCATCACCAACACTAAATGTTGCGCTTAAATCTGTTGATGTAAGAGTAACAGCCGCAGAGGCAGTCACTGTTTCAGTTCCTATGCTAAAAGTCAATCCACTTTGAGTTACCCCAAAAGAATTGTTGTGTATAGCATCTAAACGTGCATCTTGAAAAGCTTGTTCTGCAAAAGTTGTATGTCCTAATAACACAATATCTCCAAATTTAATTAGTTTTAAACCATGCAGGTAAGCCAAGGAAAGGTCTTCCGTCGTACTTATTCTGTTCTGCGAATTCGCCACTTAGGTCATTATAGTGCAGGAAAACCTGCCCACAATTGTTACCTTCAAAAGGATCTCTCCAATGTTCTAAATCGCAACCGCGGTATATTAACATATCCCCTGGATTTAGCAACACTTTTACCCCTTCTTTACCTTCGTCTCCAGAAGGTTCTA